AACGAAGGTGAGTATAAAGTAATGGGACTTGCTCCATATGGTGATAATCAAAAATATAATAACATATTTGATAAGGTTACAACTATTGGTGGTGAAATTGATATTGTAAAAATGGATATGTCTTACTTTACATGGCATACATCGGATAATGATATGTTTAACGATAAATTAATTGATTTAATTGGATTTCCACCTCGCTTCAAAGATGAACCAATCGAACAACATCATAAAGATTTAGCTGCTGCATTACAACGATGGTATGAAAGTGCATTCTATTTTATTATCAATAGAGTTACTAATATTTGGGAATGTGAGAATTTGGTATTAGGTGGTGGGTGTGCATATAACGGAACTGCAAATGGTAAAATTAAAACATTTACATCAATAAAAAATGTATGGATTCCATTCGCACCATCAGATAGTGGTTCTGCAATTGGTGCATGTTTATATCAACATCATATTGTAATGGGTAATCCAAAAGTAAAGGGTGGTGATAATCAATCTCCGTATTTAGGTGAAGAATGGAATACTCCTGAATTACTTAAAATTATATTACAAAATAATAGAAGTAAAGTTGAAATGTTTGATACCGATGATATGTTGTGTAAAAAGGTTGCAAAACTAATCAATGATGGTAATATTATAGGATGGTTTCAGGGTAGAACTGAATTTGGTGCAAGAGCATTAGGAAATCGTTCTATATTGGCTAATCCACATTTATCGGATGTTAGGGATAGAATCAATAAGGTTGTTAAGAAACGAGAAATGTTTAGACCATTCGCTCCATCGGTTACAATTGAAGATTATCAAAAGTATTTTCTATCAGAAGAAGATGTTCCTTATATGAATCAGGTTGTCAAAGTTAAAAGGGATGTAAACATTCCGTCAGTAACCCATGTTGACAATTCTGCAAGGATACAGACACTTAAAAAAGAAGATAATCCACTTTACTATGACTTATTAAAGGAGTTCGAAAAACTAACAGGAACCCCTATTCTATTGAACACATCGTTTAACTTAAAAGACCACACGATGACAAATGACCCACAAAAAGCAATTTGGACATTTCATAATTGTGATATGGATTACTTAGTTTTGGGTAAGTTTTTAATAAGTAAATAATTATTAGTACATAAACATATAAAATGGCAAACGAATTTCAATTATTTGATGGTAAAAATTTATCATCATTATTCAAAGATATATACGAAAACCAACAAAACAAAAAGAAAAACATTTCAGATTTAATCGAATCATTGAGAAAATTAATTCGTAATGTTGGTGAAGCAACTGTTATTGCACCTATCATAAAAGATTTGATTGAGGTATCGGTTAAAAATGACGACCACTTAATTAAACTTGCAACGATTGCACAAAGACTTGCTGCAGCCGAAGCTAAAGGTATCGGAGAAGATGGTTGGTTAAGTGAAAATGAAAAAGCTCAACTACTTGCGGATATGGAAGATACTATAAATGCAGTTGAAGAAAAAGCTAAAGAAAAAATGACTGATATTCAAATAGAAATAGAAGAAATTAAAACTAAATTGTAATGACCGAAGTAAATTCATTTTTAGCTATTGTCAATAATGTTTATCCTACAAATTCTAAATTTTTTACAAAAGATGAAGAAGATATAGTTTCTATACATAATGATAATAAAGATTTTTCGGATTTAGATGCAAGAATGTATGGTGCAATCACATATGAATTTGAAGATACTTTTGAAACGGATGACTATGCATTTCCATTTGACAAAAACAATTTTACATTTCCAATAAAAGGTGAAACGGTTGTTATATTAAAAATGTTTAATCAGACATTTTGGTTACCATATACCAATACACCATATTCAAATTATAGAAGAGATGAAGTAACTTATACAGCAACTAGACCAGTTGATACACAGGGAGATTCAAAATCTGGTCAATCTTTATCCAATACTTCAAAAACAGGAGGTACAACTAATTCTGGCAAAACTAAAAAGAATGATATTGGTTATGAAATAAATGAAAAGATTAAATTTTTAAATCCAAGACAGGGTGATACCATTATAAGTGGTAGAGTTGGTAACACAATTCGTTTTAGTGAATTATATTTGACAGAAGATAGTAAAACTTCATCACCTGGTATATTCATTCGTAACAAACAAAACCCAGATTTGGACTCTAAAAAAATTGGTGAGTTGGTTGATGAGGACATAAATAAAGATGGTACATCAATTTACATTACATCAAATAAAATAAAAGTACCATTTAAAGAAAATATAAGTAAAACAAAAGTAGGTTTTAAAGAATATCCTAATTCCGAAAAACTAACAGGTAATCAATTGTTTGTAAATTCGGATAGAATCGTATTGTCAGCAAAAGCATCGGAGTTTATCATATTTGGAAAAGGAAATACTGGTGTAATAACCGATGGTAATTATTCAATAGATGCGGAGAAAGAAGTTTATATACATAATAGACAAAATATAACAATACATACCGCTGGGTCAAATCAAATATTTCTTAATTCAGAGAATGGTAAAATATTTTTGGGTAAAAATACAGGTGTAGGTGCAGCCGGTGCAGATGTCCAAAAAATGGTATTAGGTGGTGAGTTGATAAAACTAATGGGAGAGTTAATCGATGCAATAAATCAACAACAATATTTAACACCATCAGGACCATCTAAAGTATCTCCTGAAAATACATCTACGTTTACATCCATTAAGAGTAAACTAAATGATTTATTATCATCTACTAATTTTTTAAGTAAATAATGAGTTGGTCTATTTTTAAATCACAATTATTAGTTGGTATGCAATCGTACTCATATGGGAATGATATAAATCAATTTGTAAAACAATTTACAGCATCATATGACTTGGCTATTAGAACCGGTGGAGATACTATAAATAGGGTATCAGTTATCAAAGGTAATACTGTTTTAATGGAAACCACTCTATTAAGTATTATACAACAAACCCAATTATCAAATAATAGGACACTACTAGACTCAATCGGCCCTGCCGTAATTTCTTATTGGGTAGGTGTTGAATTTTCAAAAATACCACCACTAATTCCTGCAATTGGTGCCATTTCTAATATAACAACATTAAATGGTTTGGTAATATCAACTGGAAAATGGCCACCATTACCTGTTTTACCAAATGCAAACTCTAATACATTTTTAGATGCTTTTATAAATTCCGCAAATATACATTTGAGTACACTATCAGGAATATTCACAGTATTGGCACAATATCCACCTCCAGCTCCACCTGCACCGGCAATATTAAATTGGACTGGATATAAAGTTATTGGATAAATTATTAAATCAAATATTTATTACTAAACATATATAAACAATTATTATGAAATCAGAAATTTTACTAACTTTAATTAAAGAAGTTGTTAAAAACGAAGTTAAGTTACAAGTAAAAGAAGAACTTGTTAAACTAATTAAGTCTGGTGCAGTTACATTAAACTAACAAAAAAAACCATCTACTCCATCGTTAAGAGAGATGACAGAAGTTACTCCTACGCCGGTTAAAAGACAACAATCTGTTCAACAATCACAAAAACCGACAAAGGAGTTTTCAAAAGACCCGATGATTAATGAAATTTTGAATATGACTCAACCATTTACTTCGGAACAAAGAAAAGAAGGTGCTCAAGCAGTTGGAAGTGTATTAGATATGATTAAACCAGAATTGAGAGTTGATGAGAGTGAGTGGGAAACAATGGATTTTAGAGATGCAAATGTACCATCAAATATTCCAAATTTTGAATCAACTGGTGATGGATTACAAGATGCTACAATAAAAGCATTGACAAGAAATTATTCAGAATTAGTTAAAAGATTTTAATAAATGGCAATAGAACTTGGTAAAGTTAATGTTACCGACTTAACACAAAATAATTATAAAGTATTAGGAATTGGAATAAATAGAACATCGGATTCCAATGGTATTTTTGCTGTTAATTATACTACATTAACTCAAGCCAAAGATTCTTTAAAAAACTTAATTCTAACTCACAAAGGCGAAAGAATTATGGAACCGGAATTTGGATGTGATATATGGAAGTTATTATTTGAACAAATTGATGGTGACTTAATTGAAAGTAGAATTGAAAGTGTAATATTAGATGCGGTTTCAATTTGGATGCCGTATATAACGATAAATGAAATTGTATTTGACTATGATGATATTGATATTGACAATAATAAAATATTTTTGGACATAAAATTTTCATTAGCGTCAAACCCAAATTTATCGGATACACTTCAAATAAATGTAAATAATTAATAATGGCTATTAAACCTTTAAATAATATAGGAACTAAGGAATTATCATATGTTGGTAAAGACTTTACAACATTAAAGCAAAATCTTATAGATTTTACAAAAACGTATTTCCCAAATCAGTATGCAGACTTCTCGGAAGCTTCGCCAGGTAGTATATTCATCGACCAAGCAGCTGCCATAGGTGATATGTTATCATTCTATCAGGATGTACAACTAAAAGAATCTATGTTGGTACATGCAACTGAAAGAAAGAACGTTATGGCTTTGGCGCAACAAATGGGATATAAACCAAAAGTTACTTCACCGGCAGTCACAGAATTAACGGTATACCAATTGGTTCCATCAAATAATTTATCAGGAATTGATAATGGGCCAGATGAGAATTTTTATTTAAGAATTAAAGATGGTATGGAGGTTGAATCAACTACCAATTCATCCATAATATTTAGAACAGTTGACGTTGTTGATTTCGCATCACCAACAGGAAGGGAAATAGAAGTATATGAAAGACTTACAACAGGAGTTCCTTCCGTATATTTGGTAAGTAAAAAAGTAAAAGCAATATCAGCCCAAGAAGTTTCAACAACTATTACATTTGTATCCAATGATACAGATTATCCTACTGCAACACTTTCCGACACCAATATAATACAAATTACATCAGTAACATCCGATGGTGGTAATACTAAATGGTATGAAGTTCCTTATTTGGCACAAGAAAGTATTTTTATAGAAAAACCAAATATAGAATCAAATACTGGAAATTTAAGTGTATCATCTTCGGTAGTACCATATATTTTAGAAATTAAAAAAGTTCCATATAGGTTTAGTGTAAAAGTAAATTCCGATAACACTATGGATTTACAATTTGGAAGTGGGGATGTTAATTTATCAGATGAAATTATACTACCAAATTCAAAAAATGTTGGTTTGGGTTTAGCAAATTCTGTTAATAGATTAAATCAAGGTATTGACCCATCGAATTTTTTAAAAACAAACACATTTGGTATTGCCCCTGCAGGACAACAACTTACTATAAATTATTTAGTTGGAGGTGGTGTTCAATCAAATATAAATCAAAGAGATTTAACAACAATTAGATTAATAGAATTTGAGGATGATTTGTTATCGATTCCAGATGGTAAATTGAGTGCATATAATGATACAAAATCATCGGTAGCAGTTGAAAACTTAGAAGCTGCAACTGGTGGTAGAGATTCGGAATCAATTGAAGAAATTAGACAAAATGCATTGGCAACATTTGGTTCTCAAAATAGAGCAGTAACTAGACAAGATTATATAGTAAGAGCAATGTCAATGCCAGAAAGATATGGTAGTATTGCAAAAGTATATGTAAGTCAAGATGGTGAAATTGATAATAATAGTCCTTCATCAATTCTTGCAAACCCTAAAAATATTACTGAGTTTACTAATTTGGTAGAATCTATTAAAGGTTTGTCAAAACAAGATATTCAAAAAGAATTAGTTAAATATCTTTCTCAAAAAAATACATCGATTGGTGAAGTAAATAATCCATTTGCAATTAATATGTATGTTTTGGGATATGATAGTAATAAAAAATTAACCAACCTAAATCAGGCAGTTAAACAAAATCTTAAAACTTATTTAGGAGAATATAGAATGTTAACCGATGGTGTTAATATTATGAATGGATTTGTAGTAAATATTGGAGTAGATTTTGAAATTATAGCTTATTCAAATTATAATAAAAGAGAAGTTCTTACAAATTGTTTAGCAGAAATTGAAAGATATTTTGAAATAGATAATTGGACATTTAACAAACCAATTAATATTTCAGAAATAGAATTAATACTTGCAAACATAGAAGGGGTTATGAGTGTTCCATCAGTAAAGATTTCAAATTTATGTGGTGGAGACGGAAATTATTCAACAAATAGATACAATATAGATGAAGCAACTAAAGGTAAGATTGTATATCCATCTTTAGACCCATGTGTATTCGAAGTTAAGTATCCAACAAAAGACATAAAAGGGAGGGCTTTATAATGCATAAATTTTTCACATCATCATACGATGCTAGTATTTACTTACAACAACCTGACCAAAACGCTGGTAGAGATGAGATATTAGAGGTTGGTAAACTTTATTATGGTTCTACTATGGATATAGCTAGAACTTTATTAAAATTTAATACAGCACAAATTTCCCAATCAATTGTAGAAAGTATAGGAACAGGAAGTTATTCTATTTTCTTAAATTTAAAATCAGCAAATTCCGAAGAAATACCATTGGAATATACAATTTACGCAAATGCTGTATCTGGGAGTTGGACAATGGGTACAGGTACCAAATTTGACAATATAACATCGGATGGTGTTAGTTGGTATTATAAAAATGGTAGTTCTAAGTGGTTAGATTTATCGGGCTCATATAGTGCAGGTTCCGATACGGGTTCAATCACCAATGGTGGTGGAGGAACGTGGTATACGGCATCTATGGCATCTCAATCCTTTAGTAATGAACCAGATGATATTAGAATGGATGTAACAAATATTATAAAACTATGGATTAGTGGTTCAAATAGATTAACCAATGATGGAATTATATTACATCACCATACATCTGCGTCAATTAGTACAGACAATGATGGTTTAGATTATGGTGTTCTTAAATTCTTTTCTAAGGAAACAAATACAATATATGAACCTAAATTAGAATTGGTTTGGGATGATAGTTCTTTTGTAACCGGAAGTTTAACACCCGTAACAGGTTCGGCTTCAGATAGTGATTATAAAGTTATTGTTTCTAATTTGAAAAAAGAATATCCACAAAATCAAAAAGTAAAAGTTAGAGTTAAAGGTAGAGATATGTTTCCTTTAAAATCTTTCGGAACAATATTTGCATACGACCAAACAAAATATTTACCAACCACTACATATTATCAATTGGAAGATTATAAGACAGGTGAAATAATATTTCCATTTGGACAATATACCAAAGTTAGTTGTGATTCTATTTCAAATTATTTTATAATGGATTTGAATACATTACCAATTGATAGAACTTATTTATTAAAATTAGAAATAGTAGAAGGTGGAATATCCACTATTATAGATGAAAAATTAATATTTGAAATAGTTTAATAAATGACTAACTTAGAAGCAATATCGATAAAGTTACAAGAAGAGAAGGACAAAAAATTAGAATCAATTTTAAGTGTCTCTGGTTCTGCTGCGATTAATAGAAATGAATATGGAGTTAATATAGTAGACGATTCAAATGTTGCATCATCGTTGGTATTCAAAGGTTTAACAAAAGACAAATATGATACCGAAGAATTAATAAAGGCTGTTGATGTTGAAGTTAAAGAGTTATTACCAAATATACCAAATATAAACTTAGATTTAGTTCCAAGACCAGTATATAATGAAAAGGTTGTAGAAAACGAAGATTTAAGAAAACAAGTTAGAAAATTAAATGATAATATAGTAGTTCTTAATTCTACAATATCTACATTAGAATCACAGGTTCAAACTGAAATAAATAACAGATTAAGTATTGAACAAACCAACGATTTATTGGTTAATCAAATTGAAACTTTAAATACAACGATTGAGGACTTTGCTAGTCAAATTTCTACATCATTACAAAAGTCAGTTGATGAAAGTATTTTGAGAGCATCACTACAATCACAAAAGACCGGATTTAAAGCACAGATTGAAGCATTGATTCAACAAATAAATTCTTTAAACGCAATCATTGAAGGTTTACAAGCTCAATTGGGTGCAGTAAGACAACAAAAAGATTTAGAAACAACGACACAAGGACAAGGTGGTACTATTATCAACAAAATAGTAAGTACAAACTTTACAGCAAAGGGTTCAGCAAACGACCCAGTAATGTCTTACAAAATTAAGAATGCAAGAGATGATGCAAAAGAATGGGTTAATGGTAAGAATTTAAAAATAACCAATAATGATTTGGAACCGGTAACTATTAAAATAAGTGCAACATGGGATAGAAACCAAAGATGGTTTTCAATTCCTAAAACTGATTTTAAAATAACCGCAGGTTCAACCGAAGAGATTGATTTTGTTGCCACACCACAAAATGTAAGTTATGGTAAAAGAGATAGTACAACTTTTTATAAGGCCGCACTTAATATAACAGTACAAAGAGCGGATGGTACGTCTGAAACAAAATCGTTTACAACTGCATTGAAGGTTGCACATCCTAAATCTTACGCAGGTTTTTAAATTGAAATAGATTATGAGTATTAAAAAATATACAAACTTAAATTTAATAAATAATAACTCAACTAACGAAGGAAAGTTTATTGATGATAAAGATTTATTTATATTATCCAAAAATGAAATAGAGAAATCTGATTTCGGTATGGGTAAATATGATGTCATGGAAGTATCAGTTTATGATATCAATAACAACCTATTACCACAAAAGTCTGGAAATAATGTTGCATATATTAAAAAAGGTGATATTCAAAACTATCTTTACAACATTACAAACAAAGTAGGTCAGAAAGAACTTGCAATTAATATTGAAAAATTATTAAATGATTTAGGATTTAC